TCATAGCGGGGTTGGTGGTGCCGTTTGATAAATAAATTAACGCACCACGCGCCGTAAATGATCCAGTCCAAGTGACGTTGCTAAACGAGTAATACGACACCGTACCGCTTGAACCAGTGGTTGGCACTTGGCTGATGGTTAGCGTCTCACCACCTGCTGTGTAACCTGTAGCCGACACCTCACCCGTTGCTGTGTAAGCGGTGGTTTGATAATCAAGCGTGGCTGAGTTGGTATATAGCGCGATCTTGAATACCTGCGTAGTGCCGGTATTTAGATTAAACGTGCCGGTATTTAGCCCGTTTTTATACGTATTCGTCGCGTAATTGCCGGTAAAAGCCATAGTATTACGTCACTTTCTGCCGGTATTGACCACTACGGTATGCATCCTGACGCTCCATGCCATCGCCAAGACGTTTAGCAAGAGCCATCGCTTCTGTGTATTTACCTTGGTACAGATTAATTAAATCTTGGTCACCCTTCATAAAGGTGTAGCCCTCTACCAAAGATCCGTACAGAAGAACAGAATCAAAATTATCACCAAGCCAAGACTGTCCAGATGAAGCAGTCGTAATGCTCTCCGGGTAATAAAAGTAATGAAGCTCGACGGTGTAATTGGTATCAGGAGTTGGCCCCAAAATAAACGACAACTCATTCGTGATCGTAGGCGAAGCACCACTTGTCGTCGTTGGACCAAACAGTGCGTAATAACCCGGCAGATCACGATCAGCAGTTGCTGTAGTAGGGAACGATTCGCGTATAAAGTTAACGTCTTTGTTCAACAAATAATGATACGCACCCAAACTATCTACAACAGCTAGCGAATACACAGCTAAAAAATCATCTGGGCAAGATAAATACTTATTACCGGTGCTTGCAGTGCCTGTAACGTTCTTGCGGATTGAAGGGAACTGCACCGTATTGAAAATACGCTGTTCAGCTTGAGTGATGAATGTGTTGATCTGTTGAGCACCTGTGAGCGAAGTCGTCCCTGTACCCGCCGTGTCAGTCCACGTGGTTGTTGGGAAGTCATTTTCGAGGAAACTCTTGATCGTGCTGAACAGCGTCGTGTAGTTCACGATGAATCCTTACGCCATTGGCCCGCGAGCCATCTTGCCTTTAGTCTGCGCCTTACCACCACGCACTTGAATGCCTGATGTTTTGGCTTCGTCTGGGTATCCAGCACCTTCAGGCAACGCATTCGTGTTAGGGCGTGGTTGCGTATATTTATTCAACGGATCTTTTGTATCCGCAGGAAAGAAATCAAACTTGTCGTTAGGATTCATTAGCGCCCCCGACCCGATGATTTCTGATTCATGGCACGGGCAAGATTACGCCCATATTTCTTCATTTCTAACGAAGTAACGCCACCCTTTTTCATGCCGTGTAAGCGCTTCTCGTGCGCTTTAACTTCTTTATCGGCAATCTGTTTAACTTCTTTCTTGTCCATCTTTTGCTCCTTAAGTAACGGATACGGTTACGGTTCCTATCGAAATACCCATCGCCAAGTTGTTTGGCGTTAGACCATCATCATTCAATCGGGAACCGCCAACTGGTGCCCATCCCCACTGTATGATTCTACTACCACCCTCGGGTGTACCGTTAGCAAGATATCCGGTTCCGGTGGGGTCAATCTGAAGTCCGTTGTTGCCTGAAGTCACATAGCTCACATCAGGTCTTGGGTCACGCACCGCCTGGGGGTCGTTCACCGGATACAAACCCAACGACAGCTGTGGCTGATCAGGCTCCCAGCATTCTGGGCATACCTTGATGTTGACGTTCTTGGTCTTGATGACCAACGTCTTTAACTGAGTTAATTTAAAGCGGAAGCCACAACGATCGCATTCCGCGATTGAATTTTTGCCGGATGCAAATCTGCTAGGCATTTGTTAGCCTATGAACTGTTGGCGCGGAACAAACCTGTCCGGCGCCTTTTCTCTGTCTTCTGTAGACGCCAACTCCCACTGCTCGGCGTAATCAGCCTTGAGCATTGCAATGCGCGTTGGATCTACATTTGGCAGCTTCATGGACAAGTTATAAGCCAGGCCAGCAACCATCGCCGGCATCATACGGAACGGCACATCCTGTCCGTTCACACCGTTGCCAGCATCCTGCATACGGCGCAGACGCCAGTACACAAAGATGTATGTTTGGCTGTTGTCAGGCGTAGGCCAAACGTGAATGCGAGGCGGCACAGTTTGCCCAGTGGAGTCCGTAGCACCAGTCCTGCGCTGAATCCAAACCTGAATCGGTCGACCAACAGCATTCTTGTTTGGGATCATGGCGTACGTCGACTCACTGATCCGGCTGATGTTAATGTCAGTCTGGTTCTGGTAAGTGCCTGTGCGGATAACGTGATCCAAAAGATCCACTGTATCGACAGGTAAATCGTACGTGATCGTTGGGTTTGGTGAAGTGTACGCAAGGGTGATTTGCCCCTGTTCCACCGTCCACATATTCAGGCCACGGTTTGCCCACTCCATCGTAAGCAGATTGAGTGAGCGACGCGCAGTGCGCAAGTCATAACCAGAGCGCAGCTCTTGACCACAGCGTTCAAACGCCTCTTCAACGATCTGGTTGAGGTCGAGGTTGAAGCTATAAGTATCTGTGGTTTTATAGGCCATTTATTTCTTCGCAGTCTTAGCCGAATCAATGAAAGCTTGAGCCGTTGGAGCGCCCTTCTGTCCTGGCTTGCGCATCTTCTCGCCAGAGCCTTTGGCTATGCGCTTTTGCTTTGCGTGGATATTTGCGTAAAGACCTACAGGGCCACCCTTTTTGTACATGGTGACATCGTTCGGATCATCCTTGCGAACAATCGTCTTGGCTTTAGGCATCTTGGAGGGGGCGATTGCCCCCATCCCGCGCGAGGCTCGCATTTAGCAGTACCCGCCTTTTTTCATCTTCACTTCCATACCTCTGGTCTTGCCGCGCTGCGCAATACCATCGGCTTGGCGAACAAAGCCACCAGTGGCCATCTTGACCATTGTGCCCTTGGTTTTGCCTTTGCTCTCAATGCCGCCGCCACGAGCCATAGCACCGCCCTTTTTGTACGGAGCCATCGCCATTTGATCTGCAGCGATATCTTTTTTCGAGCGCATCATTCCGCCCTTTTTCATCGCCCCCATTTCGGCGGCTTCATGTTTGATCATGGAAGCAGGTGCACCCTTTTTCTTCATAAAGGACACCTCTTTTTTCACCATTGCTTTGGACTCTTTCACGTTGCCTCCTGCGTTCATACCGGCGAACCGGTTTAGTTTAGTAAACGGCAGGTCTGTTTTACCGTGCCGAGCATTCTGTTTCCCAATAATACCCATACCACCAGCCGCAAACTTTTTACCTTTGTCAGCTTCAACAAAATCTTTTCCAACGGACTGAGGCACACCAACCTTTTTTGCAAAAGATTTGTTGTGCGCGATCGCCTCCATGAAGCGATGCTGTTTGGCTGATGTGCTAGGCATTACACAAACCTACCTTTTGTCTTGCCGCGCTCTGCACAGCCATCGGCACGTCTAGATGCTGAAGATACTGCACCACCAACCTTATACCCAGCTTGGTTGTACGCCTCTTCATCACGCACGTTTTGCGGAACTTTTTTAAAGTCAGCAACGGCACGCTTAAAGTCTTTATCAGATCCGGCTTTGTACGTCGTAGCCATCTTGCTTAGAAAGTCATTGCCAGCGTTAGCGGCTTCTTCTGCGCGTTTGCGCGCATCTTCCATTTTTGCTTTGTAATTAGCCACGCTTTAACCCCTTAAGAGTCTGCGCTAAACGTGCACGTTGCCCCATTTTGCCGGGGGCTTTAGCAGCTTTTGCTAATTTGCCAGCAGGGATGGGTTTATCACCCTTAACGCCAAGCGCCGAACGCAAGGCGCCAGGTTTCTTGATCGCTTTCTGAATCCATTTTTCAGCCATTAGCACATCCTGCCTTTCGTTTTACCGCGTTGAGCAATACCATCAGCGCGTTTGGAAGCTGATACTTTGCCGCCTTTTTTTAATCCTCTATCTTCATGCACTTTGCCAAGCAATCCCTGCACGTCAACTCCATACTTCTCAAGATCTCGTGCTACAAAACCCGGTGTCATGCTTCTGCTGCTTTTATTTACAGGTACGCCATCTTCATCAAGCTTCATTTCTTGTTTGACATACCTAGCAGCCTGCGCAGTCTTTGTACCCTCAGAATCATCAAGGATTTTTTTTCTGGGGGTAAAGTCTGCAGCCATGCCGCCAACTTGCAAGCGCTTAACTTTTTTCATTACGAATCTTTTGCCAAAAGTCGATCAATCTTTGCTTCAAGCTTGTTAAAGCGTTGATCAATATGGTCAGTAATT